ATTGCAATTGCTTGCTCACGGCTTTTAACTACTGGACCCTTTTTTGAACCTGAATGAAGTTCGCCTTTTTTGTACTCACGCATTACTTTGGATACTTTTTTGTCGGCTTTGGTTGGCTTCTTCATTACATTTCTTTTCCACTACGACGTGGTTTTGTTGATGGCTTGCCAGACTTTGGAGCAACAGGCATTCTGCTCTTAGGACCCTTGTCCTTTTCTCCCTTTGGAGCAAGCATCTTTGGGTCTGAATCTTCTGGTTTTGGTTGTTTTGCGCCAACGGCTTTCTTGTAAGCCTCACCCATTGGTGACTTACCAACTGCTATGACAATTCCGAACTTTGGCTTCTTCATTATTTTTTGTCCTTGCTCTTAGGCTTTGGCTTTTCTTTTGGCTTTTGATACTTTGCCGCTTTGAGGGCGTCCTTCTTTGCTTGCTTCTCAGCAGGCACATCTATTTTTTTGACAGCTTTGGCAGACTTGATTTCAATCTTTGCCGCTGGCTTGATTCTCTTTTTCATATCAACTCTTTCCTTGCCGGAACCTTCTCTATCTCTCCGGCCTTAAACCGTGGAGAATCTTCCATCTCTCGCTGACGCTGACGAACTGTTGGACCATGGAAATCTTCTTTGCCATGGGTAAATCCCAATCGAACACTTTTCACGTGACATTTGAAGCAACGACCCCGTTTTAGGTCATTTTCTGCCTCAATTGGCTTTGAACATGTCGAACAATGCATATATCTCCTATAAAGAACTCCAAACCATTACCTAGCCTAGTACCCGGAGAACTCCCCAATAAAGTAACGCTCTTTTTCTTTTTGCGGTTTCTTTAGCTTCGACGCAAAGTAGTTCAGGGTCCCAAACGGAGCATCAGTCTTTGGGCGGTATTCAGCAAGCCAGACGTACTTCAGCATCTGATTAGCAATAGCCAGGCTCATAACCCTGTCGTCATGGGGTGAGCCATGCATAGAGCCGTTGTCGTCCCGGACGAAAGTCTTGAGTTCAGCAATGGTGTATTCGCACATAATCTGCAACACCCCATCTCTAATATTGGCGCTTAGTTCGTCAATGGCTAACGGCTTTGTCAGCGATGTGGTTCTCCAACCAAGCTGTTCCGTCTGCTCTGGGTTTCTCTGGTTCAATCGGCGTTGGCGATACAGGTTGCTGTAGTTTGCGCGATTCAGGGCCGTCAGGGTGGTTAGACCGTGGTTGTTTGACTCAACACCAATCAGGGCTTCGTTGTAGAAGAAGCCGAGGGCATACAACACTTCTTCGCCAAACTTGTCTGGGTCAATGTGTCCGTGCCAGTGGGCAACTATTAGTCCAGACTTGGCATCAATCACGTGGGCTGTGGAATAGTCTCCACGAGCAAGTCCTTCTGCCACGTCAGCACCAATCGTGTAGGTTGCCCCGAATTCAGGTAAACGCCAGATAGACAAAGGTCCACCAGAAGACTCAAACATGAAGGAGTTTCTGACATCGGACGACTTCTTGTTGAACCCTGTCTTGGGGCGTTCTGTCTCAAAACGGTTCAATGAGTCAATGTCAAATACTGGGCGACCAGAACGAATAAAGGCTTCTTCTGGGTTTGACGGGTACTCTTGGTGCAACTGCCATGGTGGGAGTTCAAGAGCCTGTGCGTCATACCAAGATTGGTCGCGGTCTCCATTGGCTGACCATGGAAAGAAGATGCCATGGAATCGGTTGGTTCCTGTCTGTGACCCGTGCCACAGGGTGTAGAAGATGTTGCCTTCACCTTTAGCCGTGGACAAACAAATAACACGACCACCAACGTCGGCAATAGGTTCAATAGATGCCCAAGCCTGTTCTGGGTTTGGCAAGAACGCCATCTCGTCGATGATGGCCAGATATACGGATTCACCACGAGCAGGTTCGTTTGCTGATGGCAACGACTCAATAACCGAATCGTTATCAAACGTCATCTTGAGCACATTGTTCTGTAGTAGTTCAGGACCAATCAATTGTAACCATCGTGGCAAAAACTTATAAATGTATTTAGCTTTAGACAAAAGCTTGGCGGCTTCACGCTCGGTCTTTGAGAGCATGACCACGAACCTATCCGGCCAGAAGAATGTAAGCCAGAAAGCAAAAGCAGCAGCAAGAGTAGAAAAGCCAATCTGACGTGCTTTAAGAACAATCGTGTTTCTGTGTCCTAACCACGCACGAACAGTTGCTATCTGTGCTGGTCGCAACTCAAACTGAATACGACCCCTGCTTGGATGTTTAATGTAAACGTAGTTAGCGCAGAAGAACTCAAATGCTTCTACAAGCTGTTCTACATCTGCGTCTTCTGGGCCACGACATTTTCGATAGTTGTACTCATTTAAGAGGTCATTGAATTCCATTGTTTCCTTCGAACATTAATTTTCAATATTGGCTACATCCATTTTGTTAGAAGATATTGTTCAATTTGCGCAACATTAACTGATGTAAGAGTTGATTGATAAATACATATTTCGCCAATTTTTCCGTTGAAATATCCTGTAAATGTTCCGAACACTGGTGGTCCACCACCCCATCTACCTGTTCCTACTGTAACCGAGTTTGTTGTTCCAGCACCAGAACTTGCTGTTGAAGACATTTGGTATCCATTTACTCTATAAACTAAGTTTGTTCCGTCATACCAATATGTATAAATATTTATAACCCTAGTGGTATTTGCCGTAGCGGTAACAAGAGTTGCTGCGTCATTGCGTCGTCTAGCAAAAATACCATCAGTTGAAAAACCTTGCAAAGATTGTATTGGGTTTGAGTCAGTTCCACTTCTAATATCAACTAATGTTCCAAAGCTTGCTGCGTTATCAGCATCTGCTGCAACAAAGATTGCCATTGACCCTGAATAACTTGTTAATCCAGTAACTGTTAATACGTCGTTTGTTCCATCAAACGTTAATGCAGACAGAGCATTGGAACCCATGGTTGTATTTCGTGTTGGTTGGTTTGCAACCGTTCCTTGAGTAATGTTTCTTCCAGAACTGGACAAATCGTTCCACTGCGATACAACTGTTCCGGAACTGAACGTAAATGAACTAACGTTGGTTGCGTCGTACCAACCAGTAAGACCAGAAACCAATGTTGGGTTAAAGATAGGTATTGAAATCGTTCCAGAACCAGCAGTAAATGTAGTTACTTTAAAACTTCCATCTGTTGATGTTGAGCTAGTTAGACCTGAAGAAATAGTCAAAAAGTATGAACTTGGATAACGAAGAATTACTACTCCGCTTCCTCCCGCTCCACCAGCTGCTGCGTTTCCTCCGCCCCCTCCGCCTCCTCCAGTGTTTGCTGTGCCAGCAGTTCCTACACCAGAGTTTGAACCAGCACCGCCGCCGCCAGAACCACCAGCTCCAGCTGTTTGAAAAACTGCACCAGAACCGCCTCCGCCACCACGAGTTACTGAAGTTCCAGTAATAGAAGAAGCTTTTCCTGCTCCGCCAGCTCCACCAGCTGCTCCGGTTAAGCCAGCTCCTTCACCTGGTGCTCCTGCTCCTCCACCGCCAGCTCCGCGGTAGTTAAGGTCGTTTGGTGCTCCAGCGTTATTTCCGTAACCAATTCCATCAAATGGACTTTTTTGTGTTGCAACACCAGAAACGTTTGTGACTGGCCATCCGCCTCCACCACCAGAACCGCCATCAAATGCGCTTTTCCTGTCAGTTAAACCAGTTTCACTTCCGCCACCGCCACCAAAACCAGTTGCATTAGCAAAAATTGAATCACGGCCATTGGTTGCACGGCCAGTTGATGTTGCTGCAGTTCCTCCTGCTCCTACAACGACTGTGTAGTTGGTATTGAAAGAAATATTTGCAACTCCTTCAACATATCCACCTGCGCCACCACCTCCGCCTGATGAGTAACCGCCTCCGCCACCTCCACCGATAACGAGGTATTCAACACGAGTTGAATCTGTTATGAGGCGTGACGGTGTTTCAATTGATTGTGCACCAAACCATTCATTAACTTGGCTCGATGCAAGGACTCTACGAAGCGGATGTGCCATTACGAAATTCTATTTACAAATCCTGTGATAACGATGACGTTTGTTACAGAAGCAAACGCAGCAACAGTCAATGCAGAACCAGATGGATAAAGAGCTAAACCTGGAACAACTAATGTTAAACCAGACAAAGAAGGAATAGTTATTTTTTGGTTGTCGTCTGGAGCTGTTACTCCGCCCCATTCAATGGTCAAAATTCTTGCAACGGTGTCTGAGTTGTATGCATACAGCCATACTTCATCAATGTTTGCCGTGCCTGTTTGATGAATAGTCGTACCAGCGGTTGCCGTAGCAGCAACTTTAATTCCTCTGCCGTTAGTACTACCTGAAAGTTTTACTTTTGTATACGTTGCCATGATTGCTCCTTAGCTAAAAATCTGTTGTGACAAAACGCCGTCTTCAGTATCGTATATTGCAATACCTGTAGGTCCGGTAGGACCAGTTGTTCCTTGCGCGCCAGTCGGTCCTGTAACTGTTGAAGCTGCTCCTGTTGGTCCTGTTGGACCTGTTGGTCCAGTGACAGTAGACGCATCTCCAGTTGGTCCAGTTGGTCCAGTAACTGTACTTGCAGCTCCAGTTTCACCTGTAGGTCCAGTAGGTCCAGTAACCGTACTTGCCGCACCAGTAGCACCTGTACTTCCTGTTGCGCCAGTAGCG